CAACCGTTTGCGACTGGATAAGTGCCAATAAAACCGCTACCCGTTTGTGTTGATTTAGTGTTGATAGAGGCGTTTACATCGGCAACAAACGCACCGTTCGTCAGTTCAAAGTCACGGTCTCTAATCTGGAAACTACGACCTTCCTTGCGAACAACTGAATTTGAAAAAGCCGAGTTAATATCGTCCAAGTTAGTGCTTATAACAAACGTAGACCCGCTTGAGGGTGGAGAGCTAAAACCGCCATCTGTTACCGTGACAGTAGTTGCAGTTGAAGATGCTATAAAACGCACCTCCCAAAATCCAGTATTACTGCCATTTTTCCACAACAAGAAACGCCCCGCATCACCGCTTGCAGGGGCATCACCAGAAGCATATTGAATCACCGTAGCTGTATTGCCTGACCCGCCTGTGAAGTCTTTGTATTCTCCGTCAATGGTTATTCGTTCAGACGTTGATGTAAACGTAGCCATCTAACTCTCCGTAATACTTGTTAATACACCGTTGGTGTAATTGAGAGTTTTAGTGGTAACTACGCTGTCAGCAGTTAAAACAATGCTAGTTAATACCCCATTAGTATAGGAAAGGGCTTTAGTCTGACCGCCACCGTAAGTAATCCCTGTAAGTAATCCGCCCGTATAAGTAAACGTGGGATTGCTCAAAGGGTTTTCACCACGCAACGCAACTACTACCACTCCACTAATTACAGATTGAACGTCTAAAGTAACGCTTGGCCCTTGCTGTGGGAGCAGTATAGTATCACCGGCAATAATAGCGTAGGCCGCATCGTTAAAATAACCTGCGGTTAAAATAGTCGCAACAGAATCCCCGTTGTCGTAAGACCACAAAGAACCTTCCCCTTGTTGGCCTACCTGAGTAAAGTCGTAAATATCAAAGGCCATTAATGCCTCACAGATATAAAGGGCTGATCTCGTAAGGGGGTGGTAGGGTGTTGTTGGGAATCGGTGTATCGCGCCATGCGAGAGGCGTTAAGATACTGAGATGCGTTCATATCGGCAGAAGCCGCGCTATCCCGTATAGATGGAGCAAAGTCCATAGCTAAAGCATACTCAACCATTTTAGCAAAGTATACAGGCCATTCGCCCTCTCTGACGTTAGCGGTGTACTCAGCATACAAAGGCCCAGAAGAATTAGCGTGTATTTTATCGCCGTAAATTCTGTAATTAACGTAGGGGTCAATCTTAATTAAAACAAGAAGATCAGTAGGCAGTTGATAAACGTGCTTAAACTCATTGCCTACGGGAGTTTCGGTAGTTAAGGCTAAATGCGCTCGACGTTTGGCAAAGCCCCACCGATGTTTTGATAATTCATTTTGTACAATGTTGTCATACAGGTTGTTTGCTACAGTCTGTGCGCGATCATTACCGCTTAAAGACGTAATAGGCAGATCACCAATTAATATTAATGCGTTAGCAATTAGCTTTATTTTTTCTGCCATAGAAACCTCAGTAAGAAAGGGGGCCGGAGCCCCCATATACTTACGCTGTTATAGTAGTACCAGCCGCCGCAGTAATGCTTGTTGCGGTGCGTGTCTTAATATAGGTAAGAGTTACTACTGGTGCAGTAGGAGTAGTAGTATCCTTACAGATAATTAGATCGCCGATTGCCAACTCGCTAATAGCAGGCAAAAAGTAATCTGCATTATCTACAACAGTTTTAGCGTCAGCAGAAGTATACTGCCAAGTAGAACCGCCGTTACCACTACCACCAATACGGCACAAACCATCTCTTGAAAAAGCCATGATATAATCTCCTTATGTAGTCTTAGTGTATTGAACTTTAACCAAACCGCCAGAGTCACGAACGGCAGCGCCAGCTTTTAGGTTGCCGTTAGTAAGCCATGAAGTGCGCTCAGGTATCCAGTTAATTTCAGTTTTAGGAGCAATGCCAGTAGCAAGGCCAACCGCTTGCGTGTGGTAGAAATACGAATCTACTACGTTAGCGGCTTCTGTTAAACCACCTTCTGCGCGATCTTCAAGAATGCAGAAGTTAAACCCAGCTAGAGTATTGATTTCGCCGTTTACCAAAGCCTTAATAGCTTGATAGTCTGCGTTTGATACTTTTTCATCATTCAACAAACCGCCAAGACCATCAGCCTCAATCACCGCGTAAAAATTACCGCTTCGAGTATTAACGCCTTGCTTCTTTAGCTCAACCTTAGCCTTGATAATCTTAGCCATGTTAAGGTTAGAACCTGCGCCACCTACACCAGTGCCAACAGTAGAAGTTAGCGGGGTAGATGCGTCTAGCGCGTCAATAATAATCTGATCATCACGACGACCCAAAGCGCCCGCTACAGTTTCAGCCAGTTCTTGCTTTTCGTCAAAATTTACTTCGGCGGCATCAAAAATATCTGTATACTCGGGAGCATTCCAGTTAGCGAGAGTACAAGTGATAAGCTCATGCTCTACGTTCATTGGGGTTACGATGTCAGAAGTAGACTTTTGATTCGCCATACCTTTACCCATGCGTCGAAACTTATAGGTATCGGCAGTTACGTTGTTACGTTGTGTTACAGTTGGTCGGAGCATACCCATACCTTGATAGGCTTGCTTAACCATGCTGTCAAATTCTGTGACAGCTACAGCAGATAGAAACTTACTCATAATGATTTCCTCGAAAAAGAGTAATAAAATTTTTCAAGGTTTGTGCTGAGTACCCAGTAAAAAATGGTCAGCATTCAACCTAAATTTTACTGGGCCTAAAGAAAAGGGTATCCAGTTGTTTGATTATAACTAAATACCCTTGAAGAATCAACCTACCATTTTTTGATAAGGCTTGTCGCCGCCAAATTCTTTTTGCATTGCTAGAACTTTAGCATCATGCTTAGGGTCTACGCTTCTCAAGTATTGTCCGTACTCGTTCTTTTTGTACATTTCTGCTTCAATGTCAGCCCACGTTAAGCCGGCAGGGTGTTCTCCACCGTCAATAGGCAGTTTAGCGGGAGCAGTTGCACTTACTATTTCTTCTATTAATTCAATAGCATCGGCATTGGTAACTTTCTTGCTAACTCTTTCGTATGCTTCTGCGTCAAGATTATTCTTCAAAAATCCTTCTACAGTTTTGATACGTTGTTGAGCGTTATCACCTAGCTTGGCTATTTCCTGTTCGTAAGATACTTCTTCTACAGCACTCGCTTGAGCTGAAAGCAACTCCCACGCCTCACTAAATGCGTCTTGAGACATATTTGTTTTAGTAGCAAATTCTTGCAACTCAGACAACAAGGCATCGTCTGACTCTACGCCTTCTGGTGCAGAATAACCGTCTTTAGGTGCGCCAGTAAACCCGCCAAACTTCTTTTCTAATTCGCTGTAACCTTTGGCCTGTTCTGCCACAGAACCATATTTAGGATTGAACCATTCTGGAACCTCGCCAGCCCCTTTAATTCCTTCCGCTAAAAAGTATTCACCCTCTTGTAGTTCTGGCGTTGCTGAATCTAACAGGGTATCGCTTGCCGTTTCTTCTGGTGCGGCCTGATCTTCTAAACTCATAATTTATCCCACGGTAGTTGTATAATTTTTCGAGCCTTACTTAAAGGCTGATGTTTGTTTAATATCACACACAATGCTTGCTTGCCGTTTAACAAAGCAAGGGTATTTACGTCTATCCACTCTACATGCTGTCCTTCTTGCGTACAGCGAAACGCGCAAAACTTTTTAATATAAATAAAAGAGTCAAACTTGTATAACTTGCCTAAAGATTGCAACCACTCAAAGTTAAACCCAATGGCTTCAAGATGCTTTTTGCTTTCTGCCTCTATTTGAACAGGTATATCTTTAACTTCTTTTACTGGTTTTTCTTTTACTGGCGCTTTTTTTAACGGCGCTTTTTTAGCTTTTGTCATATAATTTTAGCCTGATTAATTTGATTCAGTATAAACTTTACTACACCCGCCTCGCCGTTATGGTAAGCCGCCTCGTAGTTAATGTTGCTAGACCCAAACGATGTATCATTGTTGTAGATAAACCGCTGATTAAGGTCAGCAAATACTTTCTTTCCTTCATCACTGTCAAAGCAACGGCTATACGCCTTAGCAAGTTCAGCCGCTTCTGCTTGACGGTTTTTAAGCTGTTTCTTGGCACCCTCAGTATCGACTGATGCCCCGTCTATTTCTTCCCAACTCACTGAATTGGCCTTGGTGCTTGTGTTAAGCCGCTTTGCTCTGCCTCGGCTCCCGCTTGAATGATGTTCTGCTTGTCGGTCTCGCTTCTAATTAGCTCGGCTGGCATTCCTGTTTTCTCTCCCGCCCACGTTCCAAAGTTTTCAATAGCAAACGCCATAGGTATAGCTTCTGGCCCTGCGGTCTGCACTACAAACTCTACCGCCTGACGTACTGACATTAAATCTTCACCGTCTTGCGCCTTAGCTAAGGGCGATAAAAACTTAATATCTATCTCTTTACCGTCTAACTCAATGGGGGTAATAAGCCCTCGACGAGTCAAAATAGCCACAACACGCTTAATAATAGGTATTAATACTTCTGTTTGCAAGCGTCCAAACGCAGAACCTATACGCTTTGCCAGCTCTCTCGACTCAATAGCAACCTCTGTAGCACTTCGAACCGCACCGTTAGGGTCGCGCAAATCGTTAAATAACGCACGTTTGATAGCCGTTTGTAGTTCTACAATTTCAAACTGTGCAAGCTGTAAATTAGAACCAGTATCAAGGCGAGAAATAGACGGATTGCTAGAGTTGTTAGAACCTACAGGAATAACAATTCCGGGACTTATAGCGATATTGTATGGATTAGTTACACCATCATCGGTAGCGGTAAACATGCCCGCCAAATCAATAGCGGCTTTTTGTAATACAAACTCTTTAGCCTTGTTAAGCGATCTAACATCAGGGTAGGCTTGCAATGCTGGGCCTCGACCTCGTATTTCTCCAGACACTTTAGAATAGCGCCCTGTCAGCCAAGGGCTAGACGTGCCAAAATCTTCCATCCAACTTATATGATCTTCATCTTTACACCATACGCAACCGTAATACTTCTTAGACTCAGGCATATACACTACGCCCTCGGATACGTCTACGTCTGCGTCAGGGTCTTGCTTAATCATTTCGGCCATCTGCTTAGATGGTTTAAAGCCTTTCCATTGTCTTTCAAGGTTTCTGGCTTTGACTTTAAATTTGCGCCAGTGCGTTTCTATCCTGCCATGCGGCCCTTCTTCAAAAGCTATGCCTTTTTGTGGAATGGCGCTAAAAATAATAGGGTCGTTGTCGTCTTGGTTTTCGTCAATGCGTAAAGTGCCTGTACCCACTAGCAAGTCAAGTGCGTGTTCGTAAAACTGGGTAGCAAAGTTAGACCGATTCAAATAGTCAAAAACAATTACAGCCTGCTTTTCTAGGTTATTTCTAATTTCCTGTTCAGTAACACCGTAGTCGCCGCTTTCAAGTAACTGTAAAACTTGGTCTGACGGGGCAAAGGTAGCCCACCGAGACCAGATAGGCGCGATGTTTTCCTGTAGCTTGCTTGCTCCCTGCTGAATAGCCTCTAAAGCTGTAGAGTCAAAGATGCGCTCCATCTTTTTCTGACCAACTGTAGTGCTTTCAAACAAGTTGCGATTAGGTAGGAAATACTCATAAACATCATCAAGCGTACTATGCCAGTTAGCTTGACGACTAAAAGCCTTAGCTTCTCGTTTTTTTAGGTCGTTAAGTGACCCCAGCTCTTTAGGAAGTTCCATATTATTTTTTCTGCATACGTTGATTCATGCCGCCATACGCCCCGCCTTTCATAGAGCCGCCACCAGATAGCATACTGCCGCCTGTAGCTGTGCGTCCACCGTTCATAGTGCCAGCACCGCCCCTACTTTTAGAAGCCCCTTTGCCTAGCATAGATTTAACGCCTAGCTGACCTGTGCGTACCGATTTTATTCTGCGTTCTTCTTCTTCAATTTCTTTGTCTAGCTGGATTTGCTGGCGAGCTACGAGTGCCGTTTCTTCGGCAGTAGGCTTAGGCTGTTTTGGGCGTTTCATTTTGCGACCTCAAATATTTATACAGTTGATAAGGCGTAATAATAAACGGCTTATTTATACCTAGTACCTGTTTAGCATGACCCACGCAAGTATTAAGCATAAATAATCCCCGTTTTGATTCCTTCTGGGTTACGCCCATAAGTTTATACGGTTTGTCAAGTATATCATTTTTATCGCTTACAGTGAACAGATCAAACTTGCCAGTAGTTTTCTGGAAGATTAGGTAGTTGTACCCAAGGGGTTTAATAATCGCACAGTGTTGTATTTCTTTATGCAGGAACCTTGACCACCAATGCCCGTCATCTTTTGTAAATGCAACGTATATTTTAGAATACACTAAAGTTTGCCTTAGCCTGTATAGGCTTTGTAAAGTTTTGTGATCGAGATAGCGCCTGCCTACCCTCACCCTCACCTTGTAGCCCGTACTCTAATGCTTCAACAAAGTGCGAGTATTCATTCTTATCGGGCTTGTCTGCGTAACGCTCACCAGATACTTGAACTCTTTTATAGCAGAAGCCACCTTGTAAGCCTTTTCGTATCATAGATGCTTTGGGTAATACTGTAAATCTTGGTTTTCCGTCCATTGCCATTTCTTTCATTGGCACTTCTAGCGCGGCTCTACGCTTTAAAGGGTCGTTAGTTTGTGTAGGCTGACAAGGGATACCCGCGGCTCTTAGTATCTGAATAGCGGTGTCGTCGCTTGATTGTGTACTGTTACCGCCAGAGGGGTCGCCCCACCCCACATAGTTGTAATTAGGGTAATGTGCTTCTAAGTATCTTTTAAGTTCGGGGGCAAACTCCACCGCACCGGAGTCATTAACACCAAACTCGTCAAAACATACCCAGCGACCAATCGAGGTGCGTTGCATAAGCGCGCACGCGGGGGTTCTTCCAAAGTCAAAACCAAGCACAATAGGACTATCTTTAGATG